GGCGACAGAACCGCCTACTTTTCCTGACCAATTAGAGTCAGAGTCAACACCGTCAGCAGCATTAATTGTTTTGCCTCCTTGTGCATACCAATCAAATACTCCAACGGAGTTTTCATATCCTACATGTAGATCAGTAGCTCTTGACTGGTAGTCAGAACCAGTGTAAGAAGCATTAGATTCTACATTAACATAAGGTCCAGCAATAGCTGGTACTGAGAATAGAGAAGCTGCAATAGCTAGTGTAATTTTTTTCATTAAAATATTCCTGGGATGATTTGTCCAGTCGTGGCGTACGCTCCAAGTGCGGAGATGATACCTATCATAGCCCAGCGGCCATTTTGTACTTCTGCGTTCTCGTTCATTGTATATTCTATAGGGGGTTGAATTGCGATAACTTCTGTATCGTTCATTAAAAGTTTAACAAGTGTACAGCGGCGAGGACGATGAATCGGGTCGCCACGTGTAACTATGCATTCACTTCATTAACAGGTTCTCTCTTTTTCTTTGCCTGTTTAGGTGTCCATCCTGGTGGTGGTGGTTTAGGATATCCAGGCCATGGTTTACCACCTGGTTTAACAGGTCTATAAGGAGCATCCTCTTTGTTAGGTTCTCTAGCCATTACTTTTCGTTAGCTTCTGTCTTAGGATCGTAAGGGATAACTGGTATCCTTTTATAAACAGGTTTCTTTTTCTTCTTATGTGCCTTATGCACCTTCTCAGTTATATCTTTTCCAGAAGGATCGTATAACCTTGTTGGTTCAGGTGGTCCTGATGGTTTGTAATGTCCTGGCATAATTATAATTGAGGTTTTGTTCTTTTAGGTGGCTTATAAGCTTGTCCTCTAACAGGAAGCTTAGGGGCAACAGGAGCATTAGCTTCTGTATTAGGGTCATAAGGAATAACGGCTATCTTATGACGCTTTATTTTTTCTGGTTTTCTACCCATAATTAAAAGTTTAAATCAGAACGATCTAGTTTTTCTAATAACTCCTGTCTATATGCAGGGTCTCTATTATATCTAGGATCACCCATAGCCTCAACTAATTGTGCTTGGCTTTTGAATGTATCCTGTGTACCTTTAGCTGCTTTACCTGTATACATCTTACCTTCGTATCCCATAGCGTTTTCATACTGTGATTTTAATCCTGATACTGCTAACTTAATAGCATCTACATTTCCTCTATTAACTACATCATCAAATGCAGCTCTAGAGTTTGGATCTAAATTATCAGCAGCCCATGTTACCATATTATTATAAGCAGCTTCTCCTCCAGCAGAATTCTTTATCTCATTAATAGTAGCAGTAGTTAAATCGTCAGTAGTTTGAGCATCGCCTTTCGGCATCGTCTTTTGTACTTCCATATATGCTTCTACTAAATCACGGCTACTCATCTGAGAGAATTTATTCATAGTCTCTTCAGATAGTTTACCATCATTATTAAAGTATTCATCATTAGCAGATGAAATTACTTGAGCATTATCTGAGAAATCAGTAGTAGGTTTTTCATCTACTGTTTCAGATTCCTGTTCAGGTTCTGCTGTATCTGCCTCAGATTTTTCGCCTAATTTTTTTTCGAGTTCTGCATAGGCTTTCTCTAATTCTTCAGCGTTCTTATACTTACCAGCAAGAAGAGTTTCCTGCTGGTTTTGTAATTCTTCACCTACTTTTAAAGACTCCTGTTCTTGAGGAGTTAAATTATCTTCTGCACTTACTGTATCAGGAGCATTATCATATGTTAAAGTTTCTGCCATAGTTATTCAGTGGGTGTTGGGGGTGTACCACCTCCTTGTGGTGGTGTTAATCCTAATTGTTCTAAACCATCTGGGTTCTTAGTAGGATCCATAAGTGGAGTACCAGCTAATTGACCAGCTTGATTCATGAGTGACTGTTGTTGGGCTGCCTGTTGTGCTGCTTCTTGTTCACCCTGCATCTGTTCAGGAGTCTTAATTAGGTTTAAGTAATCTATACCTTGAGCTGCTGCTAATCTTTTAATAGCTTCATCAGGATTAAGATACTTCATCAATGCTTCTGGTCCTAATGTCTGAGCAATAGTACTTATGAATTGAGTTAAAGCTTCTCTATCTCCTGCTCGTCCAAGAGCATTAATACCTGCTACTATCTTAGGACGTACTAAGTCTTTAGGTAGTTTAGGTATTTGATTACTTCTTTGTAGCATTAATAATGTACGGTTTAGATATGGTACAAGGAACTCTTCAGTAAGCAATGAGAATAGTCCTCCTAATTGCTTCTCTAGTTCTTGTTGTGTCATCCGTACTTCTTCTGCTGTAGTTCTTTCACTTTGTCTTATATTAAGAACAAGGAAAGCTTCTAATATTCTTTTTTCTATATTATTTGCAAGTGATTCAGCTGTCCTGAAATCTGCAGTTTTACCTACTTGTATCACTCCAACATCTTCTGGCCGTCCTTGTATGATCGCACCATTAGCAGAGTTAGATAATGTCTGAGGTTTAGTGGTTGCACTTGGAGAGACAAGGAAGATAACCTTAGCAGCTACGCTAGACCCCTCTACAAGAGCCTGTGATAGGCCATCAAGGGAGCGTAGGTCTCCTAGGAACTCTTCTACTCTTCCACGTCCGTAGTCCTCTCCATCAACTGTATTAAAACGAAGAACCAACCATGGTGAGGCATTCTTTGGTGCTGTGCTACGACTACCAGGTAAGATTAAATCATCTGCTTCCTGATGCCAAACCCAACGTCCACTACTCTCATCCAATTTGACACAAGTGTACACTTCAACATCGTCTTCATCTGAGCCTTTTCTGTTTGGTTCATTAGGATATTCTTGTGGATTAGGAGGCTCAAGTCCTAATACTTTCCTACTAATTAATTCTTTAGTAACTATTTCTAAAATGTTACCGTTACCATCTCGTTGTACAACATATCTTTGTAAGGGGAAATGTTTTAAACCATCTTTACCCATAAAGATAAGAGCATTACCTGATACAACTAAATGTTTCAGGGCTTGATGGACTACTACTCTATCATTGGATGCAGCTATGTAATCCATAACCATCCGTTCCATCTTTGAGAAAGAAAGATCTAATTCACTTCTCATTTCAGGTTCTATTTCTTCTCCTAACTTATCATCTCTGACTTGTAGTTTAAAGAAACTTGTGTTTGGAGGTAGAATTGCCAGCATTAATTTAGCTGATAAAGTAACAACAGCCTTGGCTCCAACTGATTGCCAGGGCTGTATTAACTTTCTTTGTCCACCTTTAAAACTATTATCGTGTTGTATTAGATATGGTAAGGTAAGTTCAGAACATTCAACTGCTGTATCTAAGAATTGAGATCTCCCAGTAGACAGTTGAGTATATCTTTCACTTGCCTTATACATTTAATCCTCCAGATCCTGCACCTGTATCACCAGTGTTTAGACCTATCTTTAATGACTCAGCACCTGTTTGTTTAGCTGCTTGTCCACCGTCATCTTTCTTACCTGAGCCGTATTGTACATCAGCTACAGTATCTTCATCAACAACATCTCTTTTCTTCTTAACTTCTTTAGCTTCAGTAGATCTTTGCTCTACTCTAGGTTGTATAACATTAGGTGTCTCCATTATTTGAGGAGCCCTACGAAAAATGCACATTAGATTTCTTCTATAATTGATTTTACATAGCGTACTACACTGTGTTGTCCAGCTTTGTACATGATGGATGGAAGTTCTTCTTTAGGGTGAATAGGATCGTCAGGGAATTTTTGTTCGAGATCCTCAACTAATTTCTCTAGCTTTTCCGAATGGATGTTAAGCGTATTGGGGTAGATTGGTGTTTGCATGTTCAAAGAAAGCTGGCATACGGGCGGCCTTGGTCTCAGAAAGTTGAGGTGCTATACCTTCATACATTAAACGATCTGAGGAATCCAGCCAAAAATTTTTGTCCAAATATTTATCGGTAGTATTTATACTTAGTGGCTGCATTATCCAATTGATAGTGGCCTTCCTAAGTTTATCCAAAGAAGCAGAAGGACGTAAACCCAACTCTGCACATACAAGGCTATTACTGCCGACATGGATTTGTTCGTCTCTTGAGATATCTGCCGAAACTGTGCGTAAAGCAGCATCGCCATTAAACCTAAAGAAAGGGAGAAGAACAAAGAAGATTGCTCTTTCAGCCACGAGAGCTTTAGTAATTGTATGGTCAGGATGTTCAATCCATGCATCACGTAACCTCATTGCTTCTAACTCGGCCTGTTGATCAGCCCCATGGGCGTCAACAATGTAGCCAAGTGCGAGATCATGTTTAATCTCGTCTTTAACGTTAGACTCAAGAAGTGTCCGAGCGTTGTCGGGTACTTCTTTTTCAAGTCCTTCTTGTATAAATTCTCCCACTGGTAACTCCATATGGCGTATTGCGAGAGAACGCTTGATGGTTTCTTCAGCACCTTCTTTTAATACTCCTTTTGTAGGTTTAACTGGTGTCCAAGTTCTTTTTCTTTCTAATAATTTTGTGTAAGGATGTTTTCTCATTGTTGACAATCGCAGGTTAATTCTTGTTCATCAACTTTATTAGAGAGTATATCATTTAGGTAATCATCAACGTCAGTTTCATCTAATGCAGCGTATGCGCTTGATTTGTCCTGAACATCTCCCATAACCTGAAGGCTATAATAAAGTGATGTTTGGGGGCTATCTAGCCACTCTTC